AAAATAAATTAATTGATTTACAAATACCAATCCCAACCACCGACCAATCAATACAACAATGGGTTAATAAAATTTCTAAACCTTTTGATGAAAAGAATACTAAAGAAAAGAAATTGAAAACTCTAGAATTAGAAATTCAATCGCGTATTAAAGAAATTACTGAAAATGAAGATTGTGATGAAGTGGAATTGGGTAGTGTATGTGAAGTTCAAGATGGTTGTGAATTTAAAGATTCAGATTTAAATACTAACATTAATGACATACCATTAATTCGTGCAACATACATTAATGATAAACACATTACAAATTATATAAAACAAAATGTAAAATTTGATAAATATTTAATAAAAAAAGGTGATATTATAATGTCTCAAGTTGGTAATGTAGGTAATTTATGTCTATATTTAGATGATAGACAAGGATATAATAAAAGGAATGCATTACGCATAAGAGTAATTAATTTTAACAAAACTTATTTATATTATTACTTTAAAACTGAATTTTTCAAAAAAAAAATTTTTTCAAATGGTTCTATAGTTAATTTTATAAAAATACCATCTTTAAGATTAATTAAATTATCAATACCCAAAGACAAAACCCTAATAACTGCTCTAGAACCCAAGTTCCAAGAAATTGAAAAATTACAAGATGATATAAAACAAGCCGAAACATTATATAAACAATATATTGATGAATTGGCAAAATCTGCAATTAAACAATCTATTGAAAAACCAACGGAACAAACACTAGATACACTACCTAATGAACAATCAACTACACAAGAAACAATAATAGAACCAACTAAACCTATTGTTTCTAGCAAACACAAAGTTTCAATAACTAAAAAGAAATCACCCACAAATAAAGATAATAAAAAAACAACATTTAATGATATTATTAATAAAAAATAAAATGAATAAAAATACAAAAGATGAATAAATAATTTATCGGCGTTTTGCATTAATTCCTAATTCATATGTTATATTTGAAAAATTAATATAAATATCCTCTGGCATTTCTGGTAATTCTTTATATATTTTACTTTTTTCTTTATAATCTTCCAATGATTTTATACCAACATTCATACAAAATCTCCGCCATTCATCTTTATTTTTACAATATCCGCTAGTATCAATTCCCAAAAAGTCATACCAACTCACCCACACATGATAACCTTTGAAATATATATCGGGTTCTGGTATCCAATGCCGATGCTTATCTTTAAATACACAACTAAAATAATCTCCTTTTGAAGTATGTTTTAGTTGGCGATTTAATAATTTAACATAGTCATATTCATCTTTTTCTGGTGTTTGCTTAGACCTCAACGCCCTGCTATATTTTAATCTCAATTTTAACTTTTCCAATTCTAAATCATTTTCTTTTATATCTAACATCAAATATTTTTTATCTGCTAGAATACTTTTACTATCATTATTAACTAATGCACTAACACAGGTAATATTTGCATTACAACAATCAACATTTGCCTCACAATTTGCAGAGGTGTTCGAGATATCTAGAACATCAAGGCAGATATTGGCAACTTTTATTTTGTGTTCGATAATGTCATCGTGATTACGTAATTTATCTAGAATATTAAAACATTTTTGAAATGATTTATTACATATTCCATATTCTTCATTATCTAGATAAGGTATTATAATGTATGCTATCTTATTTTGATTTTCCTTATCTAATCTATTAGGTCGCATCGCACATTGTGTTGTTCTAATAGGTGAAATCATATTTTCCGCAAAACATACTCCATTCAATTTCGGTAAATCAAAGCCTTCCCCGAATATATATACACACGATATAATACCATATCTAGCATTTTTAAATTTTATTACTTCCTTATCTAATTTTATACCACAACCAGAATTACTATGCAATGATTTTAAATATAATTTATCCTTATCAATTCTTACTAATCTTTTATCCAATATTAAATTTATATAACTATATATAATATCACTATTTTGTTGTGTATTAGTGTATATTAAAATATGTGTTAAATCCGAATATTTTTCGATTGATTTTAAAGTCATATATGCAGATACAAATAATTCCATATGTTTTATATGCAATTTATATATTTTCAATATTTCGTGTATTTCAGTAATAGTATTATATAGGACTAAAACCTTGTAATCTGTTATTTTGTTATTTTCGATTGCCCATTTAATACTTTTAGTATCAATAACTTTTCCAAATATAGTTTCATCATTCATATTATATATAACATTTTCATTTATAACATTTTCATTATCTTGTTTGGATTTATTATATTGTGATTGTGGATTTTCATTACTGGTTAATTGTATTGCAAAATTATTTTGAATATTCTTTGCAGTTGCAGTCATAAATAATGTCTTGCTAGAATGAATATCGTGAAATCTTATATATGATTTTAATGATGTGGTGTCATTATCAATACATACTAAATGATGGCATTCATCACCAATTTTTATATCAAAATTATACTTATTATCTAACTTTGTAAGAATATGACACGAATCATAAGTAGTTATTACAAACTTTGGAAAATTATTTTTATTTAAATTATTTTTATTTGTTTCTAAAAAATTTTGTATTTTTATAATATTTGTTGTGCTAGTTTTATCATTACCACCCACACATAAAATATTACATTTATAATCAATATTTGGGAATATACATATTATTTCTTTTACCATCTGATTTTGTAAATAGATACTTGGCACACCAATTAATACAATTTTACATAGTAATGCTTTTACTATAAATAATCCTAATTTTGCTTTTCCTAAACCACAAGCCCAAAGAATTTGACCTATATGATTTCTTCGATAAAATTCAATTATATTTTTTAAAACATCTTGTTGATGCGGAAAAGGTTTTATTTCTTCTAATTTTAATTGTTCTTGTTCTCGTTCTTCTTCTAAAATATTTATAAATTCTAAATAATTATCTTCATCTTTTCTTAGTTCATTTATTAATTCTTTTTGTAATGCTTTTTGTAATGCTTTTCTATTTTCATTAGTAATAACTGGAAAGTCTGAAATATCATCATATTTTATAAATTTTATATTGTTATCATTAAAATAATCTTCCAATTTATCTATTACCAAACTTTTATAATATTCTGTTCCTCCAGAATCCTTTATTCGATAATCATTAAAATATTTTTTAATATCATTATCTAATCTATAACAATTATATTCTAGAATCTGATAAAAAGCCAATATATTAGTTTTCTTAGGATTATAAGTAATATAATTATTATATCGTGCAGGTAAATATTTTGTGCTACCTATTTTAACAATATATTCGCAATCATTACAATATTCAACTAGATTATAACATTGATTAGTAATTATGTAAATTGTATTAATCCATTTATCTGGATATTCTAAAGACATTTATATTGATAATCTATTTTATAATCTATTTACAATCTATTTATAATCTTTTTTCAATTTTCTTTCTAGGATGTAAAATATTTTAGTCTGCTATAAAGAAAATGTCAAGAAAAAAAATAAAATATATAAAAATATATAAAAATAAATTTATGTTTTTATCCTATTAGTGATATACTATTGTATTTATTACTTTCATTTATATTTTTATTTGTATTTAGATTTTTATTACGTATTTCCTTACTTTTATTATAATATTCTTTGTTTTTTTGATTTATAATTTCCTTATTTTTAAGTTTATATGCTTTTTGCTTCTCCTTAATAATGTCCTTATGTTCTTTTTTATATTCGTTTGTTCTTTTTTTAATATATTCTTTATTCAATAAATAATACTCTTTGTGTTTTTTACTATTCTGTTCTTTAAGTTCTACCTTATTATGTTCTTTTAGTAATTCTTTCTGTTTTTTCAGTTCTGTTTTCTTTAGTTCTTTCAGTTCTTTCTGTTTTTTCAGTTCAGTTTTCTTTAGTTCTTTCAGTGCTTTTAGTTCTTTTAGTTCTGTTTTTTTTAGTTCCTTCTGTTCTGCTTTCTTCTGTGCCTTCAGTTCTTTTAGTTCTTTCAGTTCTTTCAGTTCTTTTAGTTCTGCTTTTTTCCGTTCTTCCAGTTCTACTGTTTGTTTGTTCAGTTCTTCTATTATTGATTCTCTATGTTCTTCTGGCAGTGATTCTTGTTTTTGCTTTTGCAATAAATTTTCTTTGTTGGTATAATAATATTGGCTTTGTTTTAATTTATATAATTTTGCTTTTTCTTCTTTATTTTGATTTATTATTGTTTTTTTTATATTTTGTATTGTTTTATGTTCTTCCATTTTATTTTTAATATATTCTTCCTTAATTTCTTTTAGTTTTTCCTTTATCTTTTTTTTAGTAAATTTTTTATTAGATTGTTTGTATTTATTTTTAATATTTTCAATTATTATTTTATCAGCAGTTTTAGTATTGTCTAAATATCTATGATTAATACATATATCTTTACAATGTTCTATCCAATATATTTTTCTATTAAGTAAATCTCGTTTGCTATTATATTGATAGTTTTCAATTAATTCAATTTTGCAATTTTCAAAATCATCTTTATTAAAATCAATATACATCTCATATGCTCTGATAAATTGATAGCATATTGTCCTAGATAATGTATTAGATAGTTTATTAGTTGTCGCACCTATATAAATTTTTTTAGTTTTTTCACTAACTATTTTATAAATATATCCAGTTTTGGAATTTTCCATTGGTATAGTATTTTCCATTGGTATAGTATTTTCCATTGGTATAGTATTTTCCATCTTGTATTTATACAATATTGTATTATAATATCAATTTTTTATATCATTTTTTTTTATATCATTTTTTTTATGTCATTTTTTTATTTACATTACATTATATAATGTTTTTGTAATCTTTTAAATAGTCTAGATGATGTAAAACATTTAGTCTTCCAGAATGAAAATAAAGGAAATGAAATAAAAAAACACTAAACCTATTTTTTATTTAGATTGTAAAAGTTTTTATGAAGATGTAAAATATTTTGGTATGCTAGAAAGAAAATGACAAGGAAAAAAGTAAAATAAGAAAAAAGATATAAAACATTCATATAAAAACATTCATATAGTATTTTCCGTATTAGAATATCGTTTTTCTAAGTATTTCATATTTTCCTTAAACAATGTAATTATTTGCCCATTATATCGATATATATTACAATCTTTTAAAGTTTTATCTATTTCAATAGAAACCATTGCATTACTGGCATCAATAATTTTCAATTTCAATAAATGTTTATCAAACATTAAATGAGTATTAGAACACATTAATAAACCATTATTAACATCATATTTACTTTCTTCATCATTATTTTTGACACATTTAGAAAAATCATAAATATGGGCTACCTGACAACAGGAAATATGACATTCTTGCTTCTGGCAGATAATACATTTTCCAAAACGTAGTTTAACCAATTCCCTATATTCATTATCATCCCGGGCAATACTAGTTTTTAGATTATTTTCATTTTTTTCTTTTTTCTCTTCCACATTGTCTTCTTCCACATTGTCTTCTTCCACATTGTTTTCTTCCACATTGTCTTCTCCCTCTTCTATATTATATTCTATATCCTCATCCAATATTTCAAAGTCAATACCAATATTTTGCAATGTTTTCAAACAATATATAACTTTATTATTATCATATGTATCTAGCAAACCATTTATATATTCAT